GCATGTCTATTAGAAGCGCCTTATATCGGGCGCTGTTGCGCATTTTGTCAGGCATTACGTCTTGTAGAATTATGGTAACCTTGCCCAAAACCTTTGACATGCAGTCAGGGATGTCGTCTGTAAGTTCTCCTGTGATTGCCAGATTGATTGCAGCAATGGAGCAGGCACTTTCTTCTGTACCCAAGCCTGACGGCAATTTGTGGGTCTGTAGGTAATCCTCTAGTTTTGCGCGGCATTCTTGTGTCCATATTGGGTTATTCATTTTCTTTCTCCATCACTTGCGCCACTTTATCGTCAGTCATGGTTCGTCCTTTCAGCATGTGCCGCAGTGTGCGGGGATTTCAATTGGTGTGTGGAATGGCAGTGCCACGGCCCATGCGCAGGCCATCACGACGGCAAGTGCGGCGCAGGTCATCATCCATGCGCTGGCTTGCGGGCGCAGGCTGTATCGCTGCATGTGGCGCGCCTGACGGCGCACCTCGCTCGATGGGTGGGATGGTGTGACGCTGCCCGGATCCGGCTCGAAGTGCTGCGTCTGGCGTGCGATGTGTTCGCGGCTGTTGCAAGTCATTTTGCTGCTCCGCCCTGATCGGACATCGCGTTGGTGATCTCGCGCACCACGCTGCGGTGAGCGGCATCGAGGCGCGGGTTCTCGCCCTTGAGATTGAGCATATGGTATGCGGCGAGGCCGGACATCAGGTCGTTCTCCTTGGTGTCGTGACCTCGCTCCGCGAGTGCGACGGCGAAGGTGTGACCCAGCTCGCGGATGGCGGAGAGGGCGTTGGCTTGGCTGATCATCGAGGTGCCGCCGTCGACGTTCTTGTATGTGGTGAATTTCATGGGGGTGGGCTCCTGTGGTGTGTTTCGATGAGGTAGATATACGCTGCTGATCAGATGCTGACAAGGGGGATTATAGAATTTTTTGTCGGATTGACCGTGGCAGGGTGCCGTGCCTATGCTGTAGGTCCAACAAAAAAGGGCTCCACCGTGTGAGCGGTGGAGCCAAGTTCAGGGAGGAGTGTGCACGAGAATATCTCGGCGGTAGCAGTACCACCACCATATCTCGTGCCCACGCCTCCAGTCAACACTAGATGGAGTGCAAAATGAGTGAATTGAAGCAGGCGGCGATTGAGCTGGCGGAAGACGGTTTCTGGGTTTTCCCGTGCCGCGCGGGCACCAAGATCCCGGCGATCAAGGGATACCTCGATGCCCGGATGACCGTGCAGGAGGTGTCGGATTGGTGGGACCGGCACCCGACCGACAACATCGGGATGAACCCGGAGGCGAACGGATTGGTCGTGCTCGACCTCGATCTGTACAAGCCAGAGTGCAATTGGGACCGCAACGTGCCGGACACGATGTCGGTGTCCAGCGCCAGCGGGGGCGAGCATTATTATTTCGAGGATGGCGGCAATCGGTTCCCCGGCAAATTCAATGGATACGAGGGGGTCGACATCAAGCACCGTGGCGTGGTGGTCCTGCCGCCGTCGCGGTTCGAGAATGGGCGCTACACATGGAGCATCGACGAGCCTCCGGCGCTCCTGCCTGACTGGTTCCCGACCCGCGCCGCGGTCACGGTCGACCCGATGGCTGCGGCCCTGCTGGGGGTGTCGCGTGGTGCTGACGTGCCTCGGCTGATCGAGACCGTCAAGGCTGCGGACAATACGATCAGCGACAGGGAGGCGTGGCTGGCTGTCGGGCATGGGCTGCACTATGAGGCGCACGGCACGCAGCATGAGGAGGCTGCGCGCGACGCGTGGATCCAGTGGTGCCGCCGGTGGGACGGCAGCGATGACGCCGACACGCTCGAGGTCGAGGCCATCAAGATGTGGGACTGCGCGGCGGATCCGTCCGAGGTGCTGGCCAGCGGGCGCACGCCGATGACCGGCGGCAGCGTCATGCACTACCTGCGGCCGGAGATGAAGGCGGATCTGGCACCGATCAGCGAGGGCGGCCTGTTCCGCAGGCCTGACCAGATCAGTGAGGATATGCCGCCTTGGCTGGTCGAGAACCTGATCCGGGTCGGCGGCACGCAAGCCGTCGTCGGCATGAGTGCGGTGGGCAAGACGGCGCTGTCGGCGGGCTTCATCGCTGGCATGCTGGCGGGGCGCACAGAATTCTACGGGCTGGGGAAGGCGGAGCGACCGCTGAACATAGCGTGGGCCAATGCCGAGGAGGCGGCTGCGGCGATGAAGCTGCAGGTCATGGCGGCGCAGCACAAGCACATGCTGCCGCAGAAGGGTGACCTGCTGATCGTCGGAGAGGAGGCGCTTGAGACGGAGCACAATGGTCTCGAAATCGTACTCGAGCAACAAAACCCGGCGCACGGCCGCATGGAAGTGGTGCCGAATGAGCCGTTGATCGAGCGACTGATCGTGGAGCTGAAGGACGCCAATATTGACCTGCTGATGGTCGACCCGATCACCGAGTTCAACGGCGGTGACGAAAACAGCCGCTTCCATGCTCGCATGCTCAACAGGCAGTTCCGCAGGATCAGCAGAGAGACAGGCGTCGCGGTCATGTACTGGGCCCACACCGGCAAGCCACCGGAGAACAAACGGCCGGACTGGTACGCGGCTGACCTCTATGCGCAGCGTGGGTCATCGCAGAACATCGGCGCGGTGCAGGGTGGATCGACCCTGACGCCGTTCCTGCCGGAGGGGTCGTCTGGGGATGCGTGGGAGGCTTACAGCGCAGCCAAGCGAGGCGAGCGGCCCAACATCATCCTGTTTAACACGGTCAAGATGAAAATGTCTCCGACCCTGTTCCGGGCGGCCTACGTCATCGAGCCGTCCGACATGAACCCTGACCTGCCGGTCGTGACGCACATCGGCTACAGGGAGGCGGAGGACGCCGTCTCCAAGGACAAGAACGCGGCCGACGCCGTCCTGAAGAGCAGCCAGACGCAGACGCTGGTGCGCGCCCTTGGAGTGGGCGTGCACAGCCGTGGTCTGGTCAACAAGGCAGTGGGCGGCAGGGACGCGTTCCCCAAGGATATGCGGGCCGACCGACCCGAGAGCAAGAAGGTGCTGCAGCGGTGGATGAGGGCGCAGGAGTGCGTCGTGGATGGGGCGACATACAGCGTCACGGCGGTGATTGGGGACGACGCATCTGCCAGCTTTGAGGTGCGTATTATTGAGGTCGGAAATGCGTGATTTCTGTGGCAGAATGGCAGGGCAGCTGCCACGCTGTCAATGCAATGTTGTTTGTTTTCAATATGTTAGGGTGTGGCAGTGGCAGGGCGTGGCAGGCCTCTGCCACGCTCATAACCTGTTGAAAGCAAAGGGAAAAAGCAGTGTCGTGGCAGATGGCTGGCAGGGTAGTACTAACGTACACTCCGCTGCGCTGTTGCCACAGCGCGGAGGCGTCAGTGAGCGAGCGCCAGCCACAGACAAAAATAGGGGGTCAAAAAACACAAAGACCTCGGTCAGCATCTGGGGGAGGAGGTTCCAGATAGACCGAGGTCAAGGGAGCTGTTAAGCTCTGCCCACACCACATGAGCAAGGAGAGGGTAGCATGAGCAGTATTCGTATTCTAGGGGTCGATCCCGGACAGACCGGCGGGCTCGCCATCGTGCAGGGCGGTCGGTTGGTCAAGGGCACGCGGATGCCAGTGGTTGAGGTGCGTGGCAAGAAGCAGGTCGACGCTCGGGGAGTGTTCGACTGGTGGGGCGACTGTCTGGTGCCGTTCGACGTGGCGGTGATCGAGGCGGTGCACGCGATGCCGAGGCAGGGCGTGAGCAGCAGCTTCCAGTTCGGGCGGATGCTCGGGGGCATTGAGGCTCTGGTGTTCAGCGTCGGCAGGCCGGTGCACTACGTCACACCGGCAGCGTGGAAGCGGGCGATGGGATTGAACAGCAGCAAGCAGGCCAGCATCGACGCGGCCAAGGTCATGTTCGGCAGCGCAGCCGATGCCCTGCTGAAGCGGAAGTCGGACGACGGCATAGCTGAGGCTGCGCTGATTGCCGAGTATTGGCGCGCTAAGCAAGCGTGAGTAACCTTCACACCAACTCTCTGGGCGCAGAGCGCCGCAAGGAGCACGCACAACACCAACTCGCTGGGCATGGGGTGCCAAACAACGCTCATGGCGCTGTAGGGTGCCTCTCAGGCGCTCCCACGCACATCGGGGCGGCGTTGCAGCCCCGCGCACGGGACGCCGCAGCGCCTCGATCCGGATGCTGGATTGTACCAAGATCGGGCCAAAATGCAGGGTCAATGCAACCTAGAGGATATGCTGGTCCGCTAAGTCGTTGATATTAAACGATTCACGATTTAACATAAACGGGTCTATGCGAATGAAGCGTTAAGGCTCAGCCCTGTCAGGACCAGATCGATCAGGACCCCCCCCGGGGTCGGGGCGCGGCGGGGGCGGCTGGGTCAGGGCAGCCCACACATACCGAATTGCCGCCGCGCCCTATGATCGATGATCAGCGCGCCCCGATGCTCGACACCCGATGCTGCCCCGAGAAAAAATTATATTGGGGTCAGTTGACCCGCTTAACGATTCACGCTATGTGTTAAGGGAACAAAGCAATGTGAGGATGGTTGCATGGGATGTCCTGAGTGTGGCAAGGATAAGCCGGTTTTGGCGAAAGGTTTGTGCGCCGCGTGCTATATGAGGCGTCGTCGCCGTGAGAAAGCCGGGCCCGCGTTTGTGGCACGTGCGCCCGCCGGATCTCGCGAGGGGATTGCCATGGCGCACCGGCATGACTGGATGGGCCGCTTCCACGAAAAGGTCGACACGTCTGGCGATTGCCACGAGTGGATGGGCGGGTCGACAGCCGGTGGGTACGGGGTATTTCACACCTGCGGTTATACCTATCTGGCGCACCGGCTGGCGTTTTTGCTGGCGGGCGGCGAGATGAACTATTCGGTGGTCATGCACTCATGTGACAACCCAAAGTGCGTGAACCCTGCGCACCTGTCCGGGGGTGATTACAAAGCAAATATGGCTGACATGGACGCCAAGGGTCGCCGCAACGTGACTGCCAGATGCGGCGCGCACTTGCGGGATCGGGTCACACACCCAAGAGCCAAGGCCATATCCACGCCGAAAGGCGAGTTTCCCAGCGCGAGCTTGGCGGCGGATGCGCTTGGCATGCACGCCAAGACAATTCGCCGGTATGCGACCGACGAAGTGAAGGGGTTTTCTTGGGTTTGAGACGCGTCTTCCCAAAAAATTTTTTGAGTGTATGCTATCGCGGAGCGCGTCATTGGGGGATTGGTGAATGCCGGGTCAGAAGTTTAAGCACAAGGTCATGAAGAAGCTGACGGATCTAGGCGGTCCTGAGTTCGTTTTGGATTACATTGGCGACGGCGGGATGATCAAGGATCTGTGCGAAAAGACCGAATGCAGCCGCAGCTTCCTGAGCCGGATGTTGAATAATACGCCGGAATACCGGGCCGCGTTGGACGAGGGTCGGCGTATCTTGGCTGACAAGATGGCGGACGACAGCCTGACGATGATTGATGATCTGGGGTCAAAAGAGGATTTGACGTCGCAGGACGTCCAGTTGGCGAAGGAGCGGATCGGGGTGCGCAAGTGGATGAGCGCGCTGAACCACCCGGATCGCTTTGCGCCGAAGAAGGAGGAGGTCACGATCAACATCGGCCAGCTCCACCTTGGTGCGCTGAAAAAGATCAAAGCAGAGATGATCGACGTGACGCCCGTGCCTGCCGCGATTGAGGGGGGGTCTACGGATGACTGACGTGACGTATATTCGGGGGGCCGCGCCGGATGACGCCGTGCCTGCGGAACCGAATTTGGCGGTGGTCGGTCACCTTGAGGATATGCTTGAGCGTGCGCGCTCTGGGGATATTCGGGGAGTGGTCACGGTCGATCTGGATGGCGATGGCTACGCGGCCTATGGCGTGGTCGGGTCGGTCGGCGGGTTTTCGATGCAGGGCGCGCTGGCGTGCGCCTCGGCGGTGATCTCAGACGTCAATTTGAGCGGGCCGCCGGATGAGTGACCCGAACCCCCTCGAGGAGTTTGTGCGGACGTATTACGCGGACCCGGTGGGGTTTGTGCGCGATATGCTGGGGGTCGAGCCTCTGGCGTATCAGGCGGAATTTTTGGAGGCGCTGGCGCGCGGCGAGCGGCGGATCTCGATCCGGTCGGGCCACGGGACAGGCAAGTCGACGGCGTCTAGCTGGGCGATGCTGTGGTTCCTGCTGCTGCGGTTCCCGAACAAGATCGTGGTGACGGCACCGACAAGCGGCCAGCTGTTCGACGCCCTGTTTGCTGAGCTGAAGCGGTGGATCGGTGAGCTG